GTATTGGTTAGAGGTGGTATGCCTAACTACGAATTGATTGGCTGGATCATGGGTGCTGAAGCTAAGAACCCGGCATGGTTGGACAAGCCAGACTGGCGTAGGCCAGAGATCTATTGCGTACCGGAAGAGAACCTAAGAAAATTTAGAGGGAGCTACAATAACTAATGGCTACTTACGAATACAGTTGCAGTAAGTGTGGCATCGCTGTCACCATTGAACGCAGAATGACAGAAGAGGAATCAGTTCCTCGTTGTGATTGCGGTAATCAGATGTCTCGAGTATGGACTGCTACACCTACGGTATTCAAAGCCGGTGGTTTCTACTCGGTAGATAATCCACGAGGATAAAACTAAAGCCCTCCCGAAGGAGGGCCTTAGCACCTAGAGTGGAGGATCAAGTCCACTACATTTATTGTATCACTATCTTCCGTATTCTTCCTTTAAGAACTTGCCGCAGTATGGCCATGGTTTGTAGCCACGATCTGCATAGATGTGGAGAGCAACCCAGAACTGTTCTCTGAGAGTGGCATCCTTTGCTGGGGTGCCGCTGCTGCCACCATGTGCAACCCAAGTCCGAGGGTATTCAATTTGAAATGCCCCTTGGAATTGTTTGCGTGTGCCGCTGACGGCATTCAGCCGACCATTAGACTCACACTTGGCAAGCTTTTGCCAAGCTAAAGGTAGGTCGGTAAGTTCGATGTCCGACACGAATGGCGGCTCCGGTTTTACAACCGGAGGGATCACTAATACAACCGGCTCCCGAGGGGTTAGCGTTAAAGCTAACCCCATGGCAACCGCTCCGAGCATGAAGCGATGAAGCATCTATCCTCCTAACATTAGGGCCGCAGCTAATGCGGCGATCGGGATCGTGATTAGCAAGGGTTGGCCCTCGCTAATTCCCACCGGTAAGGTGAAGAAAATAAGAATGAATAAGATCAACCCGATCAAGCGATCACCTCCGAGATCGCTCCACATTCGGAGCATTCGGGGATCTTCTCCCCATTAGGCACCGGCTCCGGGTATTCCTTGCCGCATTCGCAGCGATAGGTATAAGGATAACAGCTCACGCAAGTATAGGCACCGCATCCGAAAGTCATTAGGCCACCTCATAAATTAGCTTAGACCCGATCTTATGGATAGCCTTACCCTTAGCTCGCAAGGCTACGATTACACCTCGAGGATCTAAGGCCCGGAGATCGTGAAGATCTCCATCGATAACCGGTATCCCATGCCATCGATCGGGTACCGGAGATCCCTTATCGATCGGCATTACGATAGCGACATTCGCTCCGCTTGATACCTTAGCTCCGATCTCTTCGATCGAATGGCCGGCGGCCGAAAAGGTTAATCGATAACCCGGCACCGGCTCGGGATCTCGATCCCACCGCTTCGAATAATCATAGACGGCGGCACCTCCGGCGATAGCTCGATCGATCAACCATGGCGAAGCGATCTCCCATGCTAGATCGGAGGCGACATTTAACCGGAGCCCCCATTTACCGAATGCTCGAGAGTATCGATCGACATCATGAGCTAATAAGATCGAAGCCGCTTCGGGTTGATCCATGAGCAGCGATACCCGGGCAGACCTTGCCCGGATCACACTCTCGAATGCTCCCCGGCCATGCGTGAGAACACATAGATCCTTGCAATGCGTGAAGAATTTGCAAGTAGTGGCCGGGCCATAGGCGGCCGGCGTTAGGGTTAGCCCGGCGATACCGTAATAACCCGGCACCTCGAGGCTTAGCTTCTTATTACTATCCGATCGGATTAGATAGCTCGGCACCTTAAGGCCATGAGCTGCGAAGCTATCGGCCGCTAACCTCCGGGCCTTAGCTACATCGAGACCGGAGATCGAGCCGGGATCCGGAAGCGGATCCCTCTCTCTTATGTTGATTAGACTACGCATAGATAATTGATCCTTAATCTAGGTTAGGCGAGGCGATCTCACCATGGCAAGGCCCGGAGCTAATAACCCCGGGCCTCACTATGATTAGACCGATCAACCCACCTCCGGCCCGGCCCATGTAAGCCGGTAATCTACCGATGAAGCTGCGGAATTATCGAGATCGTTAATCTTCTCGATGGCCTTAGCTTCACTCTCGGCGGTTATGTAATACCTCTCGATCTTCTCGATCTCGAATTCCCTAGTCATTTAATCTTCCTCTCGATCGATGAAGCATTCGAGATGGTGGCCCTCGATTAGGGCCGAGACCGGAGCTTGATCCTTACCTCGCCACTTAACACCGGCCGGGAGATCGATAAGCTTGCTCCACTCTCGGGCCTTAGCTGCGTTAATGGCGGCGATGCATGGATCCACCATCGAGAGAGGCACCGGCGGATAGTGATTACCGGTGAGATGATACGAGAGAGATCTCTCGAGGGTTAGATCCGGGTTAGAAGCTAGATCGGCGGCTAGATTATGGCCCATTTATTCGATTACCTCGCAGACTTTCTCGCATTTATCGCAAGTGGAGGTATCTAAATCGACATAGGTTACTGTCCAATCGCAGCAAGCACTACCTACCGGGCGGCTCATTACTTTACCTCCACTAGAAGCGTGTCACTATCTCGGAGGATAGCTTTATCGGTACCTAATAGATCTCGAGCTTTATCCTCGGAGCTTGCTTCGATCTCATAAGTATTCATGACATTAAATAGATAGCTCGCCATTACTTAACCGCCTTAAGTAGATCCTTAAGCTCGGCCTTGATCGCTCGAGCTTGATCCCCTCGCCATGTTGTGAGATTAGCTAAGGCGTATCGAACGACACTCTCGGCGGTATCGGCGAAGAATTGATCGGTGATCTTATTTAATCGAGACATGGCCTCGACATAATCTCGAGCATAGATCGAGCTATTAGATCGATACCATGGTGAGCCCATGATCTCCCCGGCGATGGTTGAAAGTGATCGAGGCCCGGCCGGGATGGCCTTAGCTTGATCGCCTAGCGTGTCTCCGGTTTCGGCATCGATGACCATCAATAGCCCGGCATCGAGCATCGAGCGAACGAGATCCCCGGAGCCCCGGCGATCGGCTTCTTGCATAAATTGATCGGTGAAATTGCTCATTTAATTTGATCCTTAATCTAGGTTAAATCGATACCGGCGATCGGTATCCCCGGAAGCTCGAGCCGCTAAGCTCGAGCCCTCGAGGCTACTTATCGATAGCTAATCCTTAAGCTGCGTTAGATCTAACACCTTAAGCTTACCCTCCGGGAGCTTCTCTTCGGTGGTGATCCACCATTCGAGGCCCTTTAATCGGTTAGATAAATCGCCATTTAATAGATCTCTCTTCTCGGGATCGTAATAAATCGCAACTAATACCCGGCTCACGCTCATTTATTCACCTCCCCCGGGAAATAGCAGCTCACCATTTCGCCGAAACAATAGTGATCTCCAACCCACCAGATCCGGCCGGATAGATACACGATCGCAGCGAATAACACGATCCCACCGATTAGCCCGGCCCATCGCCGGCGATAAACCGGCGAGCCTAGAATTCTTCGAACGGCCCTCATCGCTTCGCCTCCTCGATCTTCGAGATCGCATCGATAAGAAATCGGGCCAGACCTCGAGCAGCTCGAAGATCAAGCTCAAGCGTGATCGATGCGTGATCCGGATCGTTAGCATAACCTCGAGCCGCCACGATCGACACGCTCGAAGCCGGATCGTTAAACCATCCCGAGACATAATCCCGGGAGCCAACCGGAAGCGTAATCGCCTCGGCGATCGATACCATCTCCCGGCTCATGCTGCGGCCTCGATCGATAGCTTCTCGAGATGCTTACGGATAGCGGCTCGAGCTGCGGCCCCGGTGGCGTATTGTTGAAATTCCCCGAGATCCTCGATCCGGCCATTGATGCATTCGCGGATCGTGTAAAGGCGTGGCGATTGATGATCGAATTGCTCGGAGGTAATGAAGAAGCGGCCACCATAGACGGCGGCTCCGATCCTCGAGCTAAAAAATCTCTTAGAAGCTGCATCGAAGAAATGGCCCCCGGTTGATCGATGATCGGCTTCGATCTCTTCGATGGTGGAATAAGTAGCGAATTTATTCATGTTTTATGATCCTTTAATCTAGGTTAAGGGATCCGGTTAGATCCCCCGGGAGAATTACAACACGAGACCGGCACCCATTACAAGACTATTTCGAAAGTTTCTCGAGATTATTTCTCGGCCCGATCCGGTGAGATCTGCCCGGATCCATGGCCGGGATCGATGGCCGGAGATCTGCCCTCGATGTCTGCCGGGTAAGCATGGCCCCGAGCATGGCCCCGGATCCTCGAAGCTCCCTCGATCATGCCGGCAAGCTCCCCGGATCTCATGCCCTAGATCTTAGGCGATTACTTAGATGTAGATCTTAAATCTGCCCCTAGTCATGGTCGGCCGGCCCGGCTTCATGTCTCCACGACACGCCGTAAAAGCTACTTAACATAATGTTAGTTATCGGCTTATAGGGGTACGACACGCAGCACAGACAAATTGACCCGGGTGCTTAAAATGCCGGTATGCCCTGTATATATGTACCCAGAAAAAAATTTTTGATAGGATCCCGAGCTGTAAAATAGGCTCTGACCAGCACTTTTACTTACAATGGCTTGTATGTGATGCAAATCACACAGGATAATGTGGGATAAAACCCATTTATCCCGGCTTATATATAGTAGGAGGATATATTCCGACTAGGAATATAGACGACTACACCGGCTCTTAGGGAGCCGGAGCGAGCCCTTGCGAGCGAAGGCGAGCTAAATACCCCTAGTAAATGCCCAGTAGTCTGTTCTTTTTAAGAACCCCGAAACCCAATGAAAAATCTTTGGCGGCCACGCCGGCGGAGCCGGCGAGGAGGAGCTATGAGTAAACAAGAAGAAACAGCCAAGATCAAAGCGAAAGTGATTCGGCTGATTACAGAGGGTTGCACAGTCGAAGATGCCATGAGGCAGGTCGGCAGGTCAGCAAAGCTCTGGGAGTACTACCGTTCTACGGACAAAGAGTTCAAGGAAACTGTAGATAAGGTTCGTGCCGCTAGATCAAAGCATGGCCGTATCCAGTCTGAGGAATCCCTCCAGTTAGATTTTCGTACTTTCCGCAAGGAGTACCTAGAGGCTGACACATTCCCTCACCAGATGAATATCATCGACCTTCTCGAAGGCCGTGACCCAGCATGGATGCATACATCAATGCATTATGAAAAGGGTCGCCCACAGTATGTGCTGGTGAATGTGCCACCTGAACACGCCAAGTCGATGACTACCTCGATTGACTATCCGGTTTACCGGATCTGTATGGATCCGAATGTCCGTATCATGATTGTCTCGAAGTCACAGCAGAAGGCAACAGAATTTATCTACGCTATCAAGCAGCGTTTGACTCACCCATCATGGCAGAAGCTACAACTTGCCTACGCCGCTGGCTCTGGGTTTAAGTCCAAGTCTGCTACATGGCAAGCTACGCAGGTCTACCTTGGAGACGAACTCCGTGACTCAGACCAGAAGGATCCTACGATTCAAGCCATTGGTATCGGAGGACAGGTGTACGGTGCGAGAGCCGACCTGATTATTCTTGACGACTGCGTAACTATGTCAAATGCCCACGAATACGAGAAGCAGATTCGTTGGATCCAGCAGGAAGTCCTAACTCGTCTTGGGCCTACCGGCAAGCTTTTAGTTTTGGGAACTCGAGTAGATTCCATTGACCTCTATAGAGAACTCCGTAACGGAGAACGCTATCCGACTGGTCAATCACCTTGGACATATCTGGCCATGCCAGCAGTTCTTGAATTCGGTGAATCTACTGACGACTGGAAAACTCTCTGGCCTAAATCAGACCGCCCTTGGCAGGGCAGCGATGAAGAACCAGACGAGAACGGTCTATACCCACGCTGGGATGGTAAGTATCTATCTATGCGTAGAGGTGCATTAGATCCTAAAACTTGGTCGATGGTCTATCAGCAAGCTGATGTGGATGAAGATTCCACCTTCAACATTACTTGCGTTAAAGGTTCTATCGACAGAATGCGAATGATCGGGCCAATCGTTCCGGGCAACCCCGGACACCCCGAGACAGCAGAAGGTCTCACCATCGTTGCCGGGCTTGACCCAGCAATAGTTGGTGATACGGCGGCAGTTGTTATGGCTATAGATCGCCGGCGGAAGAAACGCTATGTTTTGGATGCTGCGACTATCACTAAACCGTCACCGCAAGCCATCCGTGATCTCATCACTACATTTACGGAGAAGTACAGACCATCAGAATGGATGGTCGAACGCAACGCCTTTCAGGGTTATCTGACACAGGATGAGAATTTACGGCAATGGTTAGCAAGTCGTGGTGTGCTTCTTAGAGAACACACTACACACAGAAACAAGTGGGATGTTGGATTTGGTGTGGCTGCAATGGCTTCCTTATTTGGAAGCGTTGAATCCAATGGTAAGCACCATCGAGATAACTTGATGCACTTACCGTCAGACCGACACGAAGGCATCCGACTACTTATTGACCAGTTAGTAACTTGGTCACCAGAGACAAAGAACAAGACAGACCTTGTTATGGCTCTGTGGTTCTGTGAGATCAGAGCAAGAGAAATCTGCCAGTTCGGTGAGTATGGCGGAAAGTTTGTACATAATGAATTCCTCACCCGAGCAGATGCTGCTAAGCGACAGGTCGTTAATCTTGACGAGTGGGCCGCAGATCGCCGATTGGCATAAGGAGAATAATGCTTTCGAAACAAGAAGTTGCAGCTAAGGTTGAACGCCTTAAGACACGCAACATGGATCGTGACCGGAGAATGGCTGATGTCTTAGCCGTTCGCCAAGGTAACTTGCAGGATGTCTTCTTTGGTCAGTTCTCAGATGAGTATCCGAAGCCACTCATCGCTAACATGGTCGATATTGCAGCTCGTGACTTGGCAGAAGTTACTGCCCCACTACCTGCTGTTAACTGCTCATCTTCCAATATGACTTCCGATGCAGCTCGTAAAAAAGCTGAAATCCGGACACGCATTGCAAACCACTACCTCAATAAGTCTGATCTACAGCTTCAGATGTATTCAGGTGCAGACTGGTATTACACATACGGATTCTGTGCAGGTATGGTCGAGATTGATTTCGAGACTAAGAACCCACGCATCCGTCTACTTAACCCATTTGGTCTTTACTTTGAGAAGGATCGCTTTGGATCTGTAGTCTCATTGGCTCAGATCATCATGTCTGACTCAGATACCTTGGCATATCAGTACCCAGAGTTTGAATCACAGATTAAAGGCAAGTATCGCCAGAAGACAACCATGACAATGGTTCGTTATCACGATAAAGATCAGGACATGATCTTCTTGCCAGACATGGATAACCTAGTTTTAACCAATACACCTAACCTTCTCGGTAAGGTATTGGTAGATATTGCAGAACGACCAACAGTTGATGGACAAACTCGTGGTCAGTTCGATGATGTACTACCTGTGCAGATGGCTAAGGCTCGTTTTGCTTTGCTTCAACTAGAAGCTGCTAAGAAGTCAGTCAATGCACCGATTGCTATTCCACCTGATGTACAGGAATTCCAGCTTGGCCCAGATGCTTTGCTCCGTTCCAATACACCAGAACGAATTCGCCGTGTTCCTATCGAACTACCGGGCGGAGTCTTTGCTGAGACACAGAATCTTGAACGAGAACTTCGTATGGGATCTCGTTATCCAGAAGGTCGAACAGGTCAGATCGATGCATCTATCGTTACTGGTCGTGGTGTTCAGGCACTTATGGGTGGCTTTGACTCACAGATCAAGGCAGCACAGGCAGTCTTTGCTCGCTTCTTTGTTAATCTCATCGGTATTGCATTCTGCATGGATGAGAAGATCTTTGGATCTACACAGAAGACAATTCGTGGTTCCGATGACGGAACACCTTATGAACTTAAGTACATCCCAGCACGAGACATCAACGGTGATTACACGGTAGATGTTCAGTATGGTCTCATGGCAGGACTTGATCCTAACCGTGCAGCAATCTTTGGATTGCAACTTCGTGGAGATAAGTTGATTTCTCGTGACTTCCTCCGCCGTAATCTTCCATTCTCAATCAATGTGACTCAAGAAGAACAACGAATCGACATCGAAGAACTTCGTGATTCATTAAGAACCGCAGTAGCTCAATATGCAAACGCAATCCCAATGCTTGCTACTCAGGGTGGGGATCCAACAGAAGCTGTTAAGAGGCTCGCCGACATCAT